CGTTTGATAGTGCAGGTATTGGCTCAATCTACGGCAAAAGCTTAAATCTGGCTGACGAACAAAACAGAGTTACCAAAGTTCCCTATGACTCCAAGCATAAAGTAAATACTTTTTGGGATCTAGGAATGGCAGATAAAACATCTATTTGGTTTGTGCAGCAAGTAGGATCGGCAATACATTTGATTGACTACGAAGAAGATAGCGGTGAAGGTTTAGAATACTACGCAGGGATGCTCCAGGATAAAGGTTATGTGTATGACACACATTACTTTCCTCACGATGCAAGTGTAAGAGAAATAGGAACTGGAAACTCCAGGATTGAAACAGCACAGAGTTTAGGTCTGGTAACATCAATTGTTCCGAAGCTGCCAATAGAAGATGGCATCAATGCAGTTAGAATGCTTTTATCAAGATGTTGGTTTGATCACGAAAAAACAAAATTAGGATTAGATGCACTTCGTCAATATCGGTGGAGTACAACTGAAAGAGGAGAAGTAAAGAATAGACCAGTACATGATTGGACTTCGCATAGTGCGGATGCTTTCAGATACCTGGCAGTTGGATTAAATACATCATCAAATTGGAGTACAGAAATTAAATATCCAAGTTTAGGAATTATGTGATGAAATCAACCACATTATCTTACATTGGACATAATAAAAATGATGATAGATTTGATAATGATTTTTATGAAACTCCAAACGATGCAATTCAAGATTTAATAAAATATGAAAAATTTAATGGTGATATTTGGGAATGTAGTTGTGGAAATGGAGCAATATCAAAACCATTAAAAGAAGCAGGTTATAGAGTTTACAGTTCAGATTTAATTGATAGAGGATATGGAGAAGTAAAAGATTTCTTACTTACACATAAAAAAGTTGATAATATTATTACAAATCCACCTTTTAATTTAGCAACTGAATTTACATTACATGGTTTAAAAAATGTAAATAATAAACTTGCTCTATTGTGTAAGTTGTCTTTTTTAGAAGGCAAAAAAAGATCACAAATTTTGTTTAACCAAAAAAAATTAAAAAAAGTTTTAATATTTTCAAGAAGATTAGGTTTTAAAAAGAATGACAGTAAAGGTGGTCTAATGGCTTTTGCATGGTTTATTTACGATGTTAACTACAATGGACTACCTACGATTGATTGGATTTAAAAAACAATGGCAAAAAAAACAGATTCAGAATTATTACAAGTAATATCACAAGAGGTGCAAAACTCTTTAGGATATTATACTTCCGATTTATCGGAACAACGACAGCAATCGCTAAAATATTATCTTGGAGAGCCATACGGCAACGAGGTTGAAGGCAGAAGTGCTGTTGTTACACAAGAATTATTGGAAACAGTTGAGTCCGTCTTACCAAGTTTAATGCGTATGTTTACACAAAGTGATCGTATGGTAAGATTTGAAGCAACACAACCAGAAGATACGAAGTATGCAGAAAGCATTTCAAACTATTGTAATCATATTTTTTATAAAGATAACGATGGTTTCAATGTTTTATACGATTTATTTAAAACTGCACTTCTTCAAAAAAATGGTTTTTGCAAAATTTACTGGAATCCAAGCAAAGAACAGAGGAAAGAGCAATATCAAGACCTTACTGAAATTGAATACAATTCACTACTCCTTGATACAGAGGTTGAGATAACAAAAGTCGATGAGAAATCAAATGACGATGCTCTTTTCCCTGTAACTTATGACGTTGAGTTACAGAGAAAGACAGATTTAGGCAGAGTAAAGATAGAAAGTGTGCCACCAGAAGATATTTTGGTATCAAAAAGAGCAACTTCGATGAAAGATTGCAATTTTATAGCTCACAGAGTGTATAAAACGAGATCTGAGTTGATAAACATGGGTTATGATGCAAAAATTGTTAATGATTTACCTGTATCTGACGAAGAAGTGTTTAATACAGAAGCAGTTACACGAAGAAGTTACGATGATGCGTCAACAGACTTAAATGTTAGCACATTAGATCCTTCACAAGCGGTAGTTAATGTTACGGAATGCTATTTAAAAGTTGATATGGATGGCGATGGCATTGCTGAACTACGAAAAGTTACTGTTGGTGGCAACGGATATAACAACTACAAGCTGCTAGAGAACGAAGAAATACCTTTTATGCCAATAACAATGGTACGAGCTATCCCTATGCCGTATCGTTTTTTTGGATTAAGTTTTTACGATCTTATTGCTGACATACAAGCAGTATCATCAACGATATTAAGAAATACACTCGATAATATGTATTTCCAAAATCACGCAAGAACTCTTGTCGTAGATGGTCAAGCAAATTTAGATGATTTATTAACTTCACGAGCAGGTGGAGTTGTAAGAGTTAAATCACCAAATGCTGTAACACCGATGCAAACACCAAATTTTCTTAATGAAGGTTTGGCTATGCTTAAAAAGATTGATGAAATTAAAGAATCAAGAACAGGTGTTGCCAAGCAGCAAATGGGTTTAAATGCAGATACAATAAACAAATCACATACAACAGCTACATCAACAAATCAAATGATGATGGCTCAAACACAGCGAATAGAACTTATTGCAAGAAACTTTGCTGAAGGTGTGAAAGATATTTTTAAAACGATGTTTGCTATTATATGCGAATATCAAGATCAAGAAAGATTAATTAGAATAAACAATGAGTTTGTTCCAATGAATCCTCGTGAATGGTTTAATCGTTATGATGTTACCGTACAAGTTGGACTTGGAACTGGTAATCAGGATCAGCGATTAGATGTATTGCAACGAGTTTTAGCGGTGCAAGAAAAATTATTAATGCAAGGCGGTTTGAATATGGTGAGTCCGCAAAATATATACAATACTCTTGAACAATATTTACAAAACTCAGGTTATAAAGATGCTTCACCATTCTTCAATAATCCTGCTAATGTGCCACCTCAACCAAGACAATCGAAAAAAGATCCTGCGTTGGGATTGGCAGAGCAGGAAATACAATTACGACAACAGAAAGCTGCTGCTGAATTAGAATTAGCAAATAAAAAATTACAAATTGATTCTACATTAAAAGCAAAGAAGATGGATTTAGAAGAACAAAAACTAGCAACGCAAGTTGTAAAAGATACGGATAATTTAGATATGGAAAAAGAAAAACTTGCAAGTAAAATTGTGCAACAAGGATTAAACTAATGGTAACTTTTAGTCCTTTTATGCAATCTGCAACAGCACAAGATATTATTAATAGTTATATTAATAAACCTTATCAAACACCGCCAAGTAGAAACCCAATTTTTGATTTAAGAGATCCAGGTCAAGATTTTTACCCACTAAATCCTCCTGTTGAAACAACTCCTGACATTGATCCTTGTCCACCTGGTTATCAATTAATTGATGGAGTTTGTCAGCCAATAGATCAATTTGGTGGAGAAATGCCAAGTGAAACAAGATCTGGTAGTGATGATGAAAACATAGATACAAGAACTGAAAGCGAAAAAATATTGGATGATATGACAAGAAGTCAAGACAATATGTTTGGTGCAACAAGATTTTTAGATAAATATGAAGCAGGTGTTGATGAATTTGGTAATCCAATTTTTGAATTTGAAGATCAAACATTTACTCCAACATTAGGAGGTCTTTTTGATGTCTTTACAGGCGGTAATGCAAGAAGAAGAAATAAATTTAATACGGCTGTTAATACAGTTTTAGCACAGACAAGTAATCCAAATTTTTATGGTCAAAATTTTAATCCATTAGCATTTGGTTTTAGAAATGGAGATATTTTTACAATGTATAATCCTCAAAATTATCTAAACCAAGTAAGAGGTGTAATGCTTGATGATGGTCTTACAAAAGCTACTGTCGGTGATATGTTAGGTAGTATTGGTAACGCAACACAAGGTGTAAACATAGTTGATACTCAAGGTGAACAAGTTTACAGCACTCCAACACAACAAGTTAATACTGGTCAAAAAGGAACAGAGCCAGTTGATGTAAGAGGTAGTTCATTAGTTATTACTGACGATGGTGTTAGACGCAGAGATGATACAGCATATAAAGCTGCCATTGCAAAAAATATTGCTAGAAACATAGCAAATCAAGGTCAATCAAAATTCAGTACATCACTTGGTGGTTTTTACGGAGGAAAATGACACCTGAACAAGAAAAACAAAGAACTGAATTAGCAAAAAATGTATTAGACAATCCTGTATTTCAGGACTCAATTACAAAAATTAAACAAGAATTATACGGTGAGTTTCTAAATTCACCTGCACGAGATTCCGAAGGTAGAGAAAAAATTTATCTCATGGGTAAAATGTTGGATCTACTTTTAGTGAACATCAAGTCTGTGATGGAAACAGGCAAACTAAACAAAAAACAATAGGAGTTTTTATGGCA